TGGAATAGAACCAAGAAACTCAGAAAGAATGAGAAGAATGGTTGCTACGGCTGCCTCGTTTGCGAGTACCCAAGCCCAGATTGCTGCTACTGACATAATACTACCTCGGTGTAAATGTATCCTATCTTATTTAGGATTAATCGTACCTTGAACCGGGACGTTGTTCTCTTGCTCTTTCTTTATTAGCACGAAGAACATCCACTATGTGCTTTGGTGATTGTCTTCCGGAACCAGGTTCTCCGGCAGCAACAGGTACAACTTTTCCAGTACGATCTTTTGGTTTTTGTCTTGACCCACCATACTTTAGGGGTGGTTTATTTCTTGCAGCAACCTGAGGATTTCCGCCTGTTTGAGTTGGTCTACCAGTCTTTGTATTAATACCCTTCTCTCTTTCAAAACGATTCAACTCATCTATTGATTCACCTTCTGGTTTATAAGATTGATTTTGCAGTTCAGTATTTTGATTTTGTTGTGGTTTCTGTTGACGGACAGTTTTTTGGCGAATATTAGAAAGTCTTTGCTCAAGAGATGCCTTCTGTTTACGAAGATTTAATTCCTGAGGACTCAATGTTTGTGTTTCAAAATCTTCACCGATTTTTTCTCTTGCATTATCAGTTTGTATTTTTCTAGTCTCCCGCTGCCTGCTTTCAGTATCAGTGCGGCGATTAGGTCTTACTCTAGCAATCGCTTCAGTTACTTTTTTTGGAACCTCACTGTGTGGGGTTTTAGCAAAGTCACGAATTTTCTTTTCACTCATAGTATCAACAATCTTAAGAACTTCTGCACTTACTTCAGATCTTGATGTTTCTCCTCTTTTTACTGAAAGAGCAAGTCCAAAAAGTTTTTGCTGTTGCTCACTTTCAGACTTTTCCTCAATATATTCTTCACCAACTACTGCTTTTTTTGTTTTCTTGGCAACATCTGCAGTGGTTTCTACACCAGACTTAACTCCTTTAGCAAATTCAGTTGCCGCTTTAGATCCAACTGATGTTGCTTTTTTTAAAGTTTGTCCAGTTTGACCAACAAGTTTAGAAGCAGTTTTTCTAGCAGCACGATCCCTTTCAATTCCCTTAAGAATAAATCCAGCAACACGATCTTGAATTGATTTTTTTCTTGGTTGTTTTGAAGGTTCTTGTGTCTGTTTTGCGGTTTCTACTGCATTTTTAGTTTTATCTGCGGTTATTTTTTTCCTTGCTTCTTCTTTCTTATCAATTTCTGCCTTTATTTCTTCGTAAGATTTACTAGTTTTTCTTTTTTTTGCTGCTCGTTCTTCGGTAATAAAATATTCTTCAGAAAGATCAAAAACAAACTCAGTAAATTTTTCTTCTCCGAGTTCTTGAATTACAATGTCAACTCCATTTTCATTGAGACCACAATTATAGAAAAACTCAGTAGAAATATTTACTGCCTCATTTAGATATTCTTCATTGAGTTCAAATGACTCAACAATTGTACCACCCAAAATTTCAACTTTTTCTGCAAATTCAGGATTAATTACAACTTTATTATTGATAGCAGGATCTTCTTTTATTTCAGATTTTTTTTTTGATTTAAGTTCGTCAGCAACTTCGCAAAGATCTTCTCTCCAATTTGAAAATCCTTCACTTACACCATAAGATTTTAATTTCTTTTTAGAAGTTTTTCCTCTAGTATCTTTTCCATCAGGAATGCCACCTTTTTTTCTTTGTATCGCATTATGAACAGATCCAGCATGTTCCTTGGATGGACTTTCTTTTTTACCATCTCCATCATAATCTATTTTTGCAAGTCCGTATCCAGTCCTTTCAACTGAAGATACATTTGGATTTGATCTAAATTTTTGAAGTTCTGTTTGAACTGAATCTTTAGAAACGCTTTTTCTATAGGTAGTTCCGTTCTTATAATTTACTACAATACCTACTTTGTCATCTTCACTCAATATTTCTTCTGAAACTGCAGTTGATGACCCTCCTATAATACCAAGTTTTTTTTTGGCAGTTTCAATCACTTCTGCACTATAATTAGTTTTTGAAGTTCTCAGTTTAAATGCCTGTTCAGCAGGAACTTTCTTCTCTTTCATTATATGACGAACATCATAAACTACTTGACGAACGTTTTTCTCAAAAGAGTCAACATCACCATCACCATCAATATCTGAAGAAGATTTAGGTTTTGCTGGAGTAGATGCCCCTGGTTTACCTAATTGTGGAGTAAAAACCTCTTCAAGATATACTTGTTGTAAATCAGTTGCAATATGAGACAGCATTTTCTTATGTTCGTTTTGCTTTATATTTATTTATGAATTTTTTAACATTAAAATTATCAATTGATTTAGTATCAGAAACTGACATCACATATTTTCTTAAAGCATCAGTCCCAACTTCTCTTTGATTTGCAGGAACTCCGGATTGATCCGTCCACTCATTAACCACAAAGTTCTTAGGAGTGTTTTTTAATTGTGGAATAAATGCCCCATACGAACCTGTTTTCTTATCTTCTTTGTCTACAAATCCATCAATATTTGTATCACTTCGTTTTACCGCTTTTTTGACTAGGTGTTTAAGATTTTTAGAAGGAATTTCTTTTTGAAAAACTTCAGAAACATCTCTAATCCAAGGTTTAAACATTATATTATCTTCTGTAACACAGATAAGATAATTTGTTCCTCTACGAATAATCTTTCCAACTAAACCGGTATTTGAATTTTCAACCCAATCTCCCTCATTAAATATTTCTCCACGAATATACTTATCTCTTAATTGCTTTTCAAACTCTTCTGCTACTTGATGGGATGGTGGAACTAAAGGAGAAACTTTAGACCTATCTTGATCTGGATCTCTTTTCCCAAGTCTTTGATTTTGATTAGAAAACTTTAGAGCAACTTTTCCACCAGAAGTAACTTTTGATTTTGCAATAAATTCACCAGTTTTACTATCATGATAGTCTCCATGACCATTAGGAATTAATCTACCACCACTTGGAAGACGAATTCTTTTTGCATTAAAAGTAGCAAGATTTTTATTCTTGTCAACAAACTCAGACAAGGAATTATTTGCTTCTTGAATGAATTGGGAGAACTTTTTCATATGTAGTTAGATATACTTATATTTATTTGTTCCAATTCTTTTAAATATTAAAGTCACAAAAAAATAGGATAGTTTTTAAACCATCCTATTGCACTATATTTAGATTATTTTGTTTTACAAATCACCTTCTACGCGATTTTCGCTACGGAATACATCAAAGGTTCCTTCAGGATAACGAGCACTCAATTTTTCATAATTCATTTGGAGCACATCCTCAAAGGTAGTATCAAGAGCCATACATGCTTGAGCAATGTACCAACAAATATCACCTAATTCTCGTTTTAGGTGAAAGACATTATCTTCATTGTAAGGTTTGCCTTGCAGAAAGATTTTTTTAATAACTTCAGTGAACTCTCCTGCTTCTGCACTGATACCAAAAGCAGCAGTCATAAGGCGAGGAACATCAGCGTCAGCAGATGCCTCAAGTTCTGTTAGTCGCGTAAGAAGTGCTGCAAAGTCACTACTTGCAGGACTTGTTGTTTGTCGCACGAATTCAATATATTTGTTTGTATCAATTACTTGTGTCATATTAGTATTTAAATTGTCCGAATTTTTCTTTTAACGATGGTTTTTTAGTTTCTTCATAAGTATACTCTTCATTTTTACCGTTGTCAAGTATATCATTTTGTGCTGATTGTTCTACATCATAAAGTCTCATTTTTGACCTATCAATCCCAACTACAAATCTTTTATAAACTGTTGGATCATTGTACCGATTTTTAAGTTGTTTGACCATAATCTGCCCAAGGCATTCAAGTTCTTCAGTACTAATAAGAGCAAACATAAGATCAGCAGTCGCAGGAAGTCCCCAAGATTCTGAAGTATCGGTGATTTCAACGTCAGAAGAACTAAAACCACTCCTGGTTGTCTGTGTCGCACTGATAATAGGAACATTAAACTCTACAGCAAGACCACGAAGTTCTTCTGCAATAGACTTAACTAATGTATAAGAATTGATGTTACTTCCTCCCTTAAATCGTGAAGAAGCGCAGATATTCAAATAATCAATAAAGATAATATCAGGTTTAAATGATTTCTTGAGGGCAAGTTCATTTAGAAGTGACTTAAAGTGACCACTATGAGCAGAAGCAGTTGGATACTCTTTGATAATTAAGGTTCCTTGTGTCTTCTTGGCGATACTATTAACTTTAGATTCAAATACACTTTTAGGAAGTTCTGCTATATCTTGAATATTAACATTCAAGAGGTTCGCATCAATTCGTTCAGCAATTTTTTCTTCTGCCATTTCAAGCGTAATGTACAATACGTCCCTCCCTTGGAGCAACACGGAGCTAGCAACATGGCACATGAATAGAGATTTCCCGACACCTGTACCAGCAAGTGCGATATTAAGAGTCTTGTTAGGTAAACCACCTTTGGTAATTTTGTTAAAATAATCAAGATCAAATTCAATTTTATCCTCCTTTCTTCTATAAGATTCATAACGTTCTTCATAATCCTGAAGATAATCATGTCCAACATGATTATCAAAACTTACTGCAAGAGCATCAGAAAGAATTAAAGGAATTGAATCCCGACTTTTCTTTTCATCTTCACCATCGGCAATATGAATAGACTCCATAAGTGCCAAATAAATTGCTCTATCCCTACACCACTTTTCAGTAGTATCAACAACCCAGTTTTTCTCTACAGGAACATCATCAAGAGACGAAATAACACTTAAAGTTTCCTTATATGTATCTTCATTTAAATCTGTTCTTTTTTCAAGTTCAATATAAAGAACTTCTTTTGTTGGAAGTTTATTATATTCCAAAATAAAAGAATGTATTTCCTCAAATACATTTTTTTGTACAGTATCTTGAAAATACTCAGATTTTATAAATGGTAAAACTTTTCTTGTATATTCTTCATTGTAAAGTAGGTTTCTTAAAATTAGAAACTCAATTTTCTCCATTAACTCTTATGCCCCATAACTGAAATTACCCTTGGCGATTACATCAAGTTTTTCCATTACTTCTGGTGTAAAATATTTTTCGGTGTTTTTTAGGATTTCTTTAGCATAAAGTTTCTTGCCATCAATCTCGTAACGTTTGTCAGTAAAATTCCAGAGTCCACCAAGTTCTCCAAGTTCAAGAAGACCATAATAACGATCAAGACCTCGTTCATCATAGAACAACCGAATTTCAACCTCTTGATTTTCTTTACTTAACCGAGACTTTTGAGTTTTAGCACGAATGATATTTCCAATTGTTTCTGTTCCGTCTTTTGCTTTTGACTTAGAAAGATAAATGATTGTAGAGGCAGCATATTGTAATCCAGAACCACCTGACATTTGTTTTCCACTATAAATAGACATTGACTCGTAGGTATGATTTGTCACGAGCATAGGAATCTTTGCCTGCCCCAATTTGAGAGTCAGCATACGGAAGGCACCTTTAATCAGTTGTGCCTTTGTCATATCACGAGTATCCTTCTCCGCAAGAGCATCATTAATCTCTTTATTTGTAGAAAGCATTCCCAAGGAGTCCAATACAAAGATACAAGGTTTTCTTTCTT